AACAAGTGCTATAGGTAGAGCGTTGGCTAACTGGAAGTACCAAGGTAGTAACAAAGCTAGACCTAGCAAAGAGGAGATGTCTAAGGTAGGTAACCAAGATAAAGTACAAGTTACTAAGGTTGACAATCGTAAGAAAGAAAACAAACCTAGTGATGAGAGCCTGTCTAGTTTAGAAGAAGCTAAGGCAAAGTTTGATGAAGACATTGGAGTTAATAAAGAAGTTACCTCTAGTAACGCAAGTCAAATAGCCAAGCTAATTGCAGGATGGGGATTGCCTAAAGCTACAGAAGATGAAGTAAAGAAGCAATCTTTTAATGAATTTATTGGAGCAGGACACAGTAAAGATGTAGAGAGTTGGGATAACGATACCATTGGAGCGTACTTAGATTTGTTTGAATCTATTGCAAACGAACAACCTATACCTTCTGATGTAAAGATTGTTGAGGATGTATTTGGAGAAGTCAAAGACCTAACTAAAGCCTGTCCTGATTGTGGTGCGACTGAGTGGATAGAGGACAACAGACAGAAGAAACAAGATGAACCAGAAAAGTTTGGTAAGATACCAAGCTGGAGTTGTAACAAGTATCCAGCTGGTGGTAAGAATGGTTGTGGTTGGACTGGATGGGGAGATACTGACTGCCCTACAGAATGGCTATAGAAGATAATAATATATCAATTAATCTGGATAGACTAAAAGACAAGTTAAAGAAACGCTATCCAGATTATAACTTTGATATACAACCAGAGCCAGATACACGACACAAGTCGCCATTCATTTGTAAAGACAATGATATATTTTATACAGATGCAGAGGGTAATAGATATTGTGGAGCAAGATACAAGCATGTAGAAGATGACAATATATACAAGTGGGAGTACAGAGTTTGTCATGCACTGGTAGAAAAAGCAGACCAAGGTGCAGACCAAGATGAACTCCCATTTTAAAATGGAACAAAGCGATAGACCATATCAAGATAGAGTTAAAGATAAAGTAGGCAAGGAAGCAGAAGATAACTTTGAAATCTATCTAACACAACTAGGGTTAGTCAAACAAAAACAATGGATGAAGACTGGCACTAGCCCATGGGAACATGAGATGCCACTGTTCTGGTTGTACACATTCATAGCAGTTAATCCAGACTACCTAGTGTACATTCAAAACGAACTACGATTGTGTGAAGTTAAAGGTACAACTAAGTTAAAGCTAGATGACTACCAAAAGCTATATCAAATGCACGAAAAGACTAGGTTGTTTAAACAAGTAGATGTTGGTATATATTATTACAACAGTTTTTATAAAGGTTTTAAATGGATACCATTTGTTCAAGTACAAGAAATGTGGAACGAAATGAAACACTGGGGAACATATCCTGAAAAAGATTTCCAAGGTAACCCTAAGTTGTTTAAACAACTACCCTTTAATCGTTTATAAAGGGCAATAATTATCCCATCCCTTGTCACTTATAGTGAAAGTCAGGACTCCAGGGTGTGACCACAGTCCAGTTTGTGCAGTAAAGTCTATGCTCTGGTCTATTGATGGTGCTTGAAACCAAGTTCTATCACCTTGTTGTTTCATTCTTAGGTGATGGTAATGAGCAGTTACTAAAATCTCTGCATCTCCTACTGGTAGCCACCCATACATTTGACCTTTCCACCACTTCTCAATCTTAGCTTCTGGATTACCACTACCACCTCCAGTCATGTGACCATGCGTAAAGGCAACTGTCTTACCCTTTACCATTATCGTTTGATGAAAGCCAGTAGGCACATTTACTTCTACCTTTCCATATCTTTCTGGGTTAGCCTTCATAATCTCTTCACATATCTGTAAGTGCATTGTGTCAGAGTTATCTAATCTGTTTGTAGATACTTGTCCTTTACTTGTTCTTGACATCTCACCATGATTACCAGGAACACCTGCCAAGATTAACTTAGGTGCGTGAGGTAGGAAGGTATCAATCGTCTTCATTATCATTGACCTTGCTAATGCGTATTGTTCAATCAGTGACAAAGAAACATTGTGTGGTTGGCTTTCAAAGAAAAAAGGCGTACAGTTTTCTGTGAGGTCACCTAAACCTACCATATAGATTTCATCTATTTGTACTCCAAGTTTACGCAGGTCTTTAATCCTGTTCACACCATCTTGTAACGCCCTGTCGTATCTGTTGATAGTGTTCTCAACTCCATAATCTTTTTTTCCAAGTTGCCAGTCACTCATAAACCACATGAACGCAGTGTCACCTGGGTTAAACTTCTTAGTTATAGGAGGTTTCTTCTTAGCTTGTTTAAACAAGGCTTGAAAATATTTGTCATGTCCTGGCTTTTTCTTTTTGACTATACCTTTAAACGCATAAAAGGTTTCTGTCGCACCACCTTTAAGTTGTACATTCCAACTAGAAGCACGAACACTACCTTCTATCTGGTAATGTTTAGGGTCAAATCCCCATTCTTTAAGTATGGAATCTAGTTTGTTTCTGTAGTGTGGGTCTGTTCCAACATGTGTGATTTCGCCCATGCCAGTCTGTTCATTGACTTCTAATCCTGGTTGCCATCCAGTCTTATAGAAATTATTTCCCCACTCTTCTGGTACTTTAGGCATTCTATCCTCCTTTGCCCTGTTAATCTCAGTATACAGGAGCAGTGTGATAGTTTTTTATTTAGATATTTTTTTCTTTGCGAACTCTTTGACTACTACTAATGCAGAAGAACCACCTGCGATTGCAGCTAATTGTAAAGCGTTAGCATCTACACCTACTAAAGGTGAGATAGTTAAAGCACCTATAAATGCTTCAATAAATGTCCAAACAGTTTTCTCAATCATTGATTTTATATCATCATTCATTGTATTAATTTTCCTAACTTTAATTTTCTTTCTATACTCTCTAGTTTAGTAAAGATGTCATCAAGTTTCATGTAGTCTTTAGGTTTGTTATCTTCACCATCAAGGTTTATCTTTGTATATTCTATGGTGACATCATCACCTTTAAGTATTGCACCAGATACTTTAGGATAAAGTTTCTTGTAAGCGTTAGCACTACTGCCAACCATACCATTAAAGTTTACATCTAAATCTTGTTGTGAGTCACCAATTATCAAACAACCACTGGTGTGTTCATCTGTGTTACCTTGGTGGATAAGTATATATTCAAAGCCTGGTACATCTTGTAACCACAACATACCTCTATGAAAGGTAGGATACTTCTTGGTGTAACGAGTATTGAATCCACCAACTGTCCTAAGTTTAAGTTTGTATGTGCCTTCTGGTATGCAGGTTTCGTGCATAACTTTGACTGCTTGATACTGGTCCTCTAAAGTATAACACTCAAACTTACCATCAATAAACAGCATCCCATTAGTTGCATCCTTACCAAATTGTGTCCTGACTACTTGTAATTTCATACCTTTATCTTAGTGGCTATGGTTGTTAGCTTCAAGGTATGCCAGTCTAGTTTTTAAATCGTTAAGTTCCCACATACTATTGTTAACAGTTTGTACTTGTGTTTCTACCCTAGTCAAAGAATCATTGAGGTCTTGGTACTCCCACTTTTCTAGTAAGTAATATCTATCTAAATCAAACCCACCATCTCTAACCTGTTGCTCTAAGTTATATAAGTTAGCTTGTAGTGTAGCCATTTCTTCATTAAACCTACCAACATTTTGTGCTGCCATTTCTAATTGCATTATCTTTTCATACAGTACAGCTATATCATTCTGTACATAAGTGCTATCTTTGAGAGTTACAAATTCATACTCAATGTTATTCATCCTCTCATCAATTCCTGTAAGAGTTATAAGTACAGCGTTAAGAGATTGAATACCTGCACCAACAGAGGACATAAGAGCTATACCTGTAACAACTAAACCTAGATTATCTTTAAGTTTTTTAAACACTACTTACCTATTGGACAAGTGTTGCACATACCAGTACATAATCCACAAATCATTATCCACCTATCTTCCAGATTATCTCTGTAATCTCTGAATCAATATTCTGTATGATGTTCAATACATCACTAAGTTTGTTGTTTGAATTAATAACTTCTACTTGTAAGGCAGTAACTTCTTGTTGTAAATCATTAACTGTTTTAAATAACCAACCAACAAGAGCAGCTAAACCACCTTGTAATACTTGACTTAAATTTACTTGTGCTTTCATATATCCCTACATACTTAGGCTACCAACAATTAATATAACTGTGGCAACTAATCCTAATACTTTATAAAATTCTGATTTATCTAACTTCTCATCTAGCTTCTTATCTATGTCATCTAACTTATCAAATATCATTTGATTCAATTCTTTCTGTGTAAAGCCATTGGAAGCTGTCATTATGGAAGGTCATCTTGTGTTAAGAAATCCCAGTCCTCATCAAAGTCGTGGGCAAGGATTAAAGTTTCAGCTGTTGCAAGATACTTAATAAACTTGTACATTTCTTTGCAACAATAGCCGACAATAAATCCTATTAAATAATCCATACTATGAATTTTATCATAGGTTTATTTATTAAGAAGGTTTAGGGTTATCAGATTTTACTTGTGCAATGTGGTCAGCCCAGGTAGTTGTACCATTGACACCATCCCAGTACTGCATATCTAGTTGTTCTTGTACAGAACCATACGCTTCTTGCCTAGCTTGTATGTAACCAAACTGTTGGTCATACCATTTATCGTTACCTAAATCAATTTTAGCTTGTGCATAATCAGCATCAGTAAACTCTAGTCTTTCGTTATTAACTAGCTTATATAAAGGTTTAGCATCTTCAATCTCTTGGTCTGCTAACGCTTGTAGTTCTTCTTGTGTTGCCATATCTCTCCTATCTTACCATACTAACTTGATAATTTATACATTGTAAAAGTACCACTTGCTATAGTGCCACTGTTTGGATAAAACCTTAAACCATTTACTTGACTATTGCTAGTAAACACTGCTGCACCCTGGTTGCCTATTGTCAAAGCTGTGTGCGATAACTGTACATTTTCTGCTGTGAGATATGTATATTGATTGCTGTCATTTGCGTTGTATAAATAAATAATTCCATTCATTTGTTCTCCTGTACTGTTACCTACAGCAGTTGTTAAATCATAATAAGTTTCATTAGTATTTGCTTGATTACTATAAGTTGTATCAGTTCTTATAGATAAAAAAGCTCTATCATAATTTGCAGTTGTATTGAGTGTTGAACTTTCTAAAACTCTTGCTCTTAAATCTGCTGCGTCAGAAGTAGGTATATATCCATTGACTACAATCATATAAACATCATCAGTAGTCGTGCCAATTAAATCTACATAAGCTGTTGAGCTTGTTACTGTATTTGTTGCTACTTGTACTAATCCCATTAACCGACTTTCAACCCATAAGTTCTAAAGGTGCCTGTGTTTATATTGTAGTTATCTCTGTTGATAAAAGAATAACCTGTAATACTAGATTGTTGTCTTAAAATTCCTATACCTTTAGACATATGAGGAATTTCTGTAGTAGATGGATAAGACATCCTTCCAGAACTTTGTTGTACTTGGAATGTATAAGTATCTGATTGAAATGGATTGAATACCCACATTATCATATTTCCATTACCATTTTGTGAACCATTATCGTGATACAATATTGCAATTTCATTTCTACCAGCACCACCAATATTAAGATAAGTTCCACTAAAATTTCTTGCAAATAACATTTCGCTATCATAAGTTGTATCTGTAACAACACTGTCACTAGAGTTTATTAATTGCATATCCATAGAGTTATTTTCTCTTTGAGTACCAGCCAATGTATCAGTGACTTGAATGCAATAAGTATCGTAATCAGCAGAAAATACATTTGTAATGTTTATTCTATTTGCTGGTGTTCCAACAGTTGTTTCATCAATTAGTATTAGATTACTCATTGCTTTACACCAAACAATTTTGCTTGTAGATTTGTTATGTTATTACCTACAGACCAAGTTAAAATTTGTAGTCCATCAACAACACTTTTTTGTGGCAATATGCTACCACCAAATTCTGAAATTAAAGCATTATCTCCAAAATAAATACCTGCTGTATGTTCGTTTGTATGTGTGTACCTATTTGATTTTCCTGCATTGTATATGTAAACATAACCATTATCTGGGTCATTGGAATTACTACCACCACCACCTAATCTTACATAAGAATGTCCTGTACTACTTGGCTGTGAATAAGTTCCTGTAGCTCTCATTTGTTGATGTGCAGACTGATAAACACTATCAGTTTCTAATGTGCCATTTTCATAAAATCTCAATACTGGTCGAGCATTAGAAGCATCTACTTCAAATCCTTTATATTGTAATAGGTGAACATCATATTCGCTTTCTTTTATATTTGTAAACTCCATAGTTGCTGTAGAAGAAGTAATACTTTTTTCTTCAATAAATTCTAATGAACCTAAACTAGCAACACCACCTAGTAAGCCAAACTTAGCTTGTCCAATAGGCATATTAACTCCAGTCTTGTTGTGGTACTAAATAATAATTTGTTCCATCAAAGAGAACTGTAACTATATCTATCTTTCCAGAACCAGTTGTCATTGTCCAACCACCACCACCTGCTGTTTTAGCAGCAACTGTGTTGATTGTAGAAACAACAGTTCTATCTGTGCTGTCTTGTGTAAATCGTACTGTGATAACTGTAGCTCTACCT